AACAGCACTTCAACAAACTGACCGGCGGCGCTGGCCGTCTGTCCCGGCAGCAAACGGGCAACAGTCACACCAGCCGCCTTATCAATAACCCGGCCACTGGCATCAACCTGTAGCAGGCCATTTGCCTTCAGGGCAGCGCCGGTTTCTACAACAGCAGTGCCCAGGGCATCCACCGTCAATTGATCGGTATCAACAGCGGCAAAACGCGCCACGCCCAGCGTATTTGATCCGGCTACCGTTACCTGGGCCGAAGCCGGAGTAAGAAAACGAGCTTCCGCTACCGCCCCACTGGCGATAACGCTTAATGCTAACAAACTGACAAACTGTCTACTCATGATGATCTCCTTTAGGGTAGGGGCGAGACATGCCTCGCCCCTACGGGTTTTTTAACTACACACTTTAACTGCTGTCATATACTCCATGCCGGGGTTTTTCTGCTGATAGGCCAGCGCCTTGTTGTGCAACTCCAGATTTGCAGCATCAACCGTAAACCCAGGCGGGGCAGCAAAACTAACCGAACTGGCCTCGTCAGCCGCATCCCCGGCAAATTCACCAAACGCCACAATCTTTGGTTGGTTAGAGAGAAAATCGCGCAGAATATCGGCATGATCTTTACCCTCCGCAAAACTCACCGGAGCCGACAACCCGGCCGCAAGGGACAACAGCGCTACTGCCGACTCTTTCTGTGCCGGTGCCAGAATACCTTTGGCAACCAGCCCCTCCGCAAAATTGACATTATCCGCAATTACCAGTGCCTCCTCTTTTACCTTCAGCGCTGCCTCACGCTCGGCAAAAGCCACCGCCTGTGTATCCAGGGCGGCTTTTTGTTCATCAAATTCTTTTTGATTCATAGATCCCTCCGTGAAATTCGGAAGTGCCGAATCAGTCTGATCCGGCGCTTCCGGTTGATAGGCATCCTGCGCCAGCGTATTTAATTCAAACTCCGGGAAAACAACTTCAGCAGCATCAATACCCTCCTTGCCAATCATCCAGTTTTTAAGACGTCGCCATAACCCTGATTCGATCTGGTCCTCATAATCACCAAACGAAACAACACCCTCTTCACTGTCGGCAAACGAAGCGCTTTTGAGCCCCTTGATAGCGGGAGCCTGACCACCTAAAAAACCGACGTGACGTAAATAGAAAACACCAGGGACAGGATTGTTGGCTGCAGAAGGGCGATAGAACGAAGCAGAAATCTTTTTGAAGGTACCTTTATTGACCAACTCGGCAAAAGCGGGGTCAACCTGACCAGGTTCTGCCAGGATGGTACCATCGGCAAACGAGAGCGACGTAACCCAGCCGTAGGCCGGTGCATCAACAGCCGGATGACCAACCACCAGGGGCGCTTCATGTTTGGCCGGATCGTAGGCAGCAATCGTTTTGATCAGATCGGCCTCGCTAAAACGGATCGACTGACCTGATTGCGGAGTATGAGTACCGGCTTTAAAAATTTGTAGGTGTGTGGGCATGTCTGTCTCCTTTTGGGAGACAGTAGGTGAAACGAGGGGAATAGTCTTTTCAATGGCTGAAACAAACAGCAGCTGATTCGGTTTATAAACAGTGTTGCCGTGATTATCAGGCGACAGCACAGGGGTTAGGGTGCATTCCCATAAAAAACGGCGTACAGGGCCTGTTTTGGGATTTATATCTTTCCGTCTATTGCATCACCGATGGCCTGATGCACAACATCCATAATCATCTGTTTATCGCGCAGTGCCAGGCGCAGGCTGGTGCCATCGTTCATTGCCAAAAAGGGCCGGGCTGGTATGCGCGTCTTTCTGCCGCGCCCGGCCTTCAGGGTGCCAAACTGCTGGGCAGCGGCATAGTCCCCGGATCTGCTGCCACCGGCTCCTATAGTAACCCCATCCTTGGTAGCCTGAAATTTGACATCGTCCTTGAGCCAGCCCCGCTCTACCAGCAACATTTTATTTTGCAGGAAACTCCGACCCGCCTTATTCAGCGCACCTTTATGGAGTCCCGTCTTAGTACCCTTACGAAAGCCCTTGTTGCGTGCCAGCTGCAGCATCAGCGTCACGGCAGATAAACGTGGCCAGGCGTTCCCCTCCGGATCCCGTTCACCGGCAAAGTTCTCCAACACCCGCCGCATGTAGAGCGTACCTATTTTTGTAAACACCGGCTTTAAGTTATCAAGCCGTGCCGTCAGAGCCTCCAGGCCCCGGCGAATCTCGCGGTCGTCAATGGTTATTCCGATATTCATATTTATATTTTTGCTCCGAGGTGGTAGGATTTTCAACAATTTTCAAAAAGGAGCCGCTATGAGTAACGCCTATATCGATAAACCATATGATCAAGTTTACCGGCAAATGGAAAACTATTTTTATTTTCTTTGTGACAAACTCATCACCCGCCAGGATAATCTTTTCAAACAGTACATGTGGTTATCATCGTTATGTCTGGCGCTCAATTTTTCCCTGCTCAAAGACCCCAAAGCAACATGGCCGCTGTATTGGTGGCAAGGAGTATCAGTTTGCTCTGTTATTGTTTCGTTTGGTGTGCTGGTGTTCTGCATTAATTCTTTTCGCGGTTCAAAAACCAGAAAAATCGAATATCCAAACCTTCTGGAAACCCTTAACAACCTTGAAGAATACGACCATCAGCTTACCATGAAAGGGATGGCTGTCGCCCTTTGGCAGTGCATTAATCGTCAAGAAACAGAACAAACGATACGAGCAAAAAAATTACAAGCCAGCTCAAAATTACTTGTCCTTTCTTTTGTGCTTTTAGGCATTGCAGGGGCCGGTTTCTTATTCTGGTGAAAGGAGGAAACACACCATGGAAGATGATAAAAGCAGCGAGACTCAGGCCCCTAAACCACAAGCCCCGCCGCCTAATTCCCTCACCGGAATAGTGGATTACGGCGAAGGAGTTGTTAATGGTTTGATCATTGTGGTTACGAAGTGACGTAGTTTTTCAATGTGCATTTTCGATTCTTCTGTTTATAATAGAGTTAGGCCGTCATGCGTGGGAGGCTCCCCAATACGCTTGGCGGTTTGCCCATCGTGACCGTACGAGCAGGAGAGAAAGCCGCAGAATAAAACCTTGCGGCTTTCAGCTTTCATAGAGCAGTTTACCTTTTCTAAATGAATCTATTTTTTTTGCTTTAGCCGGAATCAAGGTTAATCCTTCCGGTATCCCGTTACGAACTCTTGATACAAGAAACATGGCTTTGCCGTTGCCGGTATCGATACCCTTAATAAAATTGACTGACAGTCTGACCCTTCCGGTTTGCTGATTTTGTTCAAATAACAATCTGATCTCTGCCGGATTCTCAATGACATCGATCAGAAACGGAATATATGGAGAGCGATCAAGTGCCAGGTGACTTCCTAACTGTTCGGCATTCAGATAAACGTCCTGCCGTATATCACCCTTTTCAAAACGGATAAATGCTTCGTCAGCACCAATAGTATTGCGTACCGCTTCAATCATTCCTTGCTTGTTATGGATAGCAGGGCCCAGTGTTTTTAAAACATGATCAAGCGGTAATATTTTACCCTTTTCCTGTTGTGGATACGGTAATGGTGACCATACGTCACCTTTTGTATCCGGTAACTGCCCTCTCCAGGCTTTCCCCACATTATAATCCCAGCCCTTGTCAATCCCCTGCATAGTGCCGGTTTTAGGGTCAATATCTTTCCATCCGGCAGGCTCTGCCGTTACTTCGCCAGCCTCTGCAGCCACAGCCCGGCAATGACAGCACCAGCCGTTGGGCGGATAATGGCTGCCCCAAAACGGATCATCAATCGGACGGACTGTACCATTCCAGGCTACATGCAGCGGGCGCGGATGCCGGACACCGTCGGCGTGGATATATTTCAAATACTTTGTGCCAGCGTCCTGAAACTGCTGCCAGCGTCCCGCCTGATAGGCGGTGGTAATGTTGGTATCGTAAATCAGCGTTGAACGCCAATTGCGGCCACCCTTATAATCCCAGCCATGTTTGGTAACAATATCATCAAACTGGCTGCGGAAATCCTTGAGACTCAGACCACCATCAATCGCCTTTTGTACCGAGGCATGCAGATCTGATAACAAATCTGCCTTCATCGCGCCGGCACTCATAAACCCCTTGGCATGCTCTTCTTTCCACAGATCATCCCAGCGTTCCGTGGGTATATTCAACTTCTGTTTAAAGAACGCAGAAGCCTCGTTAAAAGGGAGCTTAAAGGTAGCGTTATACTCCGCATCAGTCATGATTACGTACATCCAGACGACCAGCCATCTGTGCCCGAATCGACTCCTCAGCCAGAATCCGCGCCATCTCTTCCACCGGTAGCCCAGGGAATGCCGCCAGCACAGAATCCTTCATCTCTGCCAAATCAACCGCAGAATTCATAATCCCGCGCAGCTGATCAACCCACTGCGATAGAGCCGGATCAGCTGCAGCGGCGTGGTGATCCGCCAGAAGGGCAAGGGTGTCCGGGCTTTCGGCAAACGAAATCCCTCCCCCACCTCCTTTAGGCCCCAGAGGGTCCTTTACAAAGGGAGGAGCTTTAAAGCCCCCCTTCGTTAAAGGGGACCCTCTGGGGCCTAAAGGGTTGGGGGGATTTGGGTTAGGATTTACGCTCACAATATCCCCCGCCTCAAAACCATACTCCCGCTCGAAATACGTGCCACTAAACATCACACCGCACTCTTTTGATAAAAGCCCATCCCGCTCGGCCTTCACCTTCAAATCTTCCGGTTCGCCGCAATCACGCCACACCTTGGGCGGGGTGGCTGTCGCATCATTTAGCTGGCTGATCCATTTGATCAGGGTACTGTTCAGCGTCGCACTCAGTAAATCAGCATCCGCCTTGACCAGCTCCAGGCGTACGCTATTGCCCACTTCATCGCGGGCACGACTACCGCCGCCGTTGGACTGATTGGTACTGCCGGTTTCCCCCAGTACACATTCCGAGATCTGCTCATCCATGTAGCGGGCCAGCCGTTCGTAACTATCGATAGAACCGGACCTCGCCGCTTCGATCAATTCAATCGACATCCCCTCCGGTACGATAATGCCGGTCTCCTGCGAGAGCGCACTCAAAGACCCCAGCAGTTTGGCTTTATCTTCCGGCGTTGTGCCTGATGGATAGGTGCCTTTGGCGGTTGGTGATGCAAATTTATCGACAAAGGTCAGCCAGAAGGTAATATCCTGGCGCTTGAACAGCACCGGCCAAAACAGGCGCGTGCCCAGCCCCAGCCCGTAGGGATTGCCATCTTTGGCACCGCAGCTGTGCACAATAAACTTGCGCGGTGGTACCGGCTCCCCAGGCAGCATATTTTGCCACGTTTTCAAATTAAGCTTGA